AGGAAAATAACGATGAACTTTATTGTCAACTGGAGAGACATACGGGATTGGCAACTCCTCTGAAGCCCACCAGACGATGCTTGGGTGCTCGTCTAGCCACTTCATTACACGAAGTTCCCAAGATGACCGATAGACAATATTGTTTGGGTCACCTTTGTATTTCTTTGGGTTTTTTGGTTTAAACCATCCGCTATATGACATAAATACTATCTATCTATTTTAGGAAACCCTATGTCACTTTTTGGCTTTGGCAACATACAATTTAATGTAGGTCAAAACTCAACAAGAGGCCCGTTACAAAGCCTCACAGAGAACAAATACAAGACCACCACACTAAGATATCCAATTGATATTGGAAATGTGGACAAAGGTCACTACATGGTCATCTACATCAAAAAGCAGGCAGAATCACAAGCAGATGAAAATTTAACTCCAACAAGTTTCGTTGAAGCAACAAATTCTGCGCTAAAAAACCCATTAGGTGACTTTGTTAACACGGCTAGAGATACGGTAAAAGGCAATTTTGGAGGCCAACTTTCAACAGGAATCCAAAATACTTTTAATCAATTAAATAATGCTACAGGTGGCACGATTGGTAATTTGTCTAGTTCAGTTGGCAATGCCTTCAAAACAATTACTGGAAATTTAGGCAATATAAACAATCCTTTTGGCCAAGCAAACATTATAAATGCAAATGGTGCTGTATCGCAAGAAATTAATAGAAGCAATATAAAATCTTTGGTTTCTGGTGGAGACATTGTAAGAAATATTAAGAAAACTACTAGAACAAATCAGGTAATTGCTTTGTATATGCCAGACACTTTACAGTTTGACTATACTCAGGACTATGAAACACTTAGTTTAGGGGCTACAGCTGCAGGAATTGCTGGTGCAGCAGCTGCAGGAACAATTGGCCAAGACCAAAGTGCTTTTACGGCTGCAATAAAATCAATACCTGCTGTAGTGCAAGCAGAAGCAAATAAACGACTTGGTGCAGTTGGAGCATTAGGTGGTTTTTTAGCAACTGGTGCTGTTGTCAATCCTTTACTAGAAGTTCTTTATCGTTCTCCACAATTTCGTTCTTTTCAATATGATTTTATTTTTTATCCAAGAGATGAAAGAGAAGCGGTTGAAGTTCAAAAAATTATTAACAGTTTACAGTATCATCAGGCACCAGAATTTAAAGAAGGTTCAGCTGGAAGTTTATTAATTCCACCATCAGAATTTGAAATAGAATTCTTTTACTCTGGTAAAAAGAACGAAAACTTACCTAAGATTGGAAATTGTGTATTGAAATCAATACAAGTAAATTATGCACCAAACGGTTTCTCTGCATATGAAGTACCTGGCCAAGATGCTACCTTGGGTGGTACAGGTATGCCAGTTGCTATTCAAATGTCATTACAATTCCAAGAAACTTCATATCTCACAAAAAATGAACCAGGAAAACCACCGTCAGAACAATCTGTTGGTGATGGAAATTATAATCCATTAGCTGGTGACATTCAACCTGGTAACATTGGCACTATTGGTCCTTAACAATGGCAAAATATTTTAAATACTTTCCTAAAACATTTTACACTAGCAACAATAGTGTTGTTGGTGTGGACGCTATTACAAACATCATAGCTCGTTTTGGTTTTGAATCTACACTAAAAGAAAATTCAGCAGCTTTTTACAAATATCAAATACAAGATGGTGATACACCTGAAATTATAGCAGACAAATATTATGGAGATGTGGAATATCATTGGGTTGTATTATTGTTTAATGACATTATTGATGCTCAATTTGACTGGCCACTAAATGAAAATACACTCATAGAATTCATTGATAAGAAATACACAGCAAATGGTTCTGCAAATACTCCACCACAATCAGGTGTTATTTGGGCTCTGAGTGAAAACAATGTGCAAGCGTATTTTAAAATCATTACTACGACAGGTAGTGATGGCACAATTAAAACAGAGAAACTGCAATTAGATAAAAACACATATGCAAATGTGGCGGCAACAACCACAACTTATACAACAGCAAACAATGAAAATGTAACCATATCCGTCACAAAACAAACTCGTTCATACTATACCTATGAAATTGAAGAAAATGAAAAGAAAAGAGAAATTAACCTTTTAAAAGTAGAATTTTTGCCACAAGTAGAAAAAGAATTTAAGAGAGTAATTAGTTTATGAGTTTAAAAATGTTGAAATCAACTCAATTTGAGATTGTTGAGTTGGTTCTTGTTACTAAAGGTGGCAAAATTGATATATCAAATGTTTATAAAGAAATAAACATTTTTGATACAATGTTTTTGTCCGTAATGAGTGGTAACATCTACATTAATGATTCAATTGGTTTGTCTAGTAAATTATTATTTGACGGCTCAGAATCTATTTTGATTCACATAAAAAAAGATAGAAACTCTGATATTTTAGATTTTAAAAAAGCTTTTCGTATTTACAAACAAACCGACCGGTATAGTGAGAGACCTGGTTTAGAGAGATATCTATTGCACTTTGTTTCAGATGAATTAATTTATTCTGACCAACAAAGAGTGAATCAATCATATGAAGCAAATTATTCAAAAATAGTTGAAAGAATTTTAGTTGATTATTTAAAAGTGCCAGAGAATAATTTAGGGGGCACTTATGAATTTTCTTCTGGTGTTCAAAAGCTTGTTATACCAAACCTTCGACCATTAGAGGCAATTGAGTGGTGTGCAAAAAGAGCATTAGACGCCAACCAATCTCCCAATTTTATGTTTTTTCAGAATGTAGCAGGTTTTAATTTTGTAACCCTTTCAACATTATTAACTCAACCAGCAATACTTGATGTTTCATATGAAACAAAAAATATAAAAGAAAATACAGCTTTTGATGAAATTGGCGGCGCTAGATATTTGGAAATAGTATCACTAAATGATAATATTGAAAGAGTTAGGTCTGGTGTTAACTCTGGTAAATTTATTGGTTTTGACCCAATAACTAGAAGCATTAGTACCAAAAATATTTCTTATGGTGACCATTATTTAAATATGAAACATGGTAATGATACACCTAACTATACACAGATACAAAACCGTGATGGCAGCACAAACGCACAAGCTTTTAATTCTCGTAAGGCAGTTAGTATTTTTAATTTTAATCAACAATTTAGTAACTACATTAAGAAGAAAGACCCAGCATCTCTTTCAAAACGAGATGGTATTGAAAGTTGGTTGTTTCAGAGAAAAGCAATCATTAAAAATCTAATGTCTAAAAGAATCAAATTAGTGATGCCAGGTAACTTTCAATTATCATCAGGTTTTAATGTTAATGTAAATGCACCAATTATTGGCTCTACTAAAGGTGAAGATAAAAGCATTAATGGAAAATATGTTATCATAGCTTCACGACATATTATTGGGTATGAAAAACATGAAACAATTATTGAAGTTGCTTCAACATCTTCGGATACTGGATATGTTTCTGCTAGCGATTTTGAACAACAACAAGAAATTTTGACATACTAGCATGGTTAAAAACGAAGAATCAAAAGATTTTGCTGGCAAAGCAGGTTTTGTTTGGTGGATTGGTGTTGTAGAAGATAGACAAGACCCACTAAAACTTGGCCGTTGCCGTGTTCGTTGTGTTGGTTGGCATGCAGAAAATAAAATGCATCTTCCTACTGATGCTTTGCCATGGGCTATGCTTTCGCTGCCTGTAAATAATCCTTCACCTTATACACCTAAAGAAGGTGATATGGTCTTTGGATTTTTTGCTGATGGTGAAAACGGCCAAAGTCCTGTTATTATAGGAATTTTACCTGGTATTCCAGTAAAAGAAGGAAACGCACAAGAGGCTTTTAGTGATGGCCGTGATGCTGGTCAATTAGCTTCAGCTCCAGTGAAACCATCAGAGTCGGCTACATTGTATCCAAGAAAATTAGATGAACCAACCACATCACGCTTGGCAAGAAATGATTCTGATTATCCATCACCAATTAATGAGAGTAAAGCTGCAAACAAAGCACCAAAAGTAGAACCAAATTCATATTATAATGCAGTTTATCCTTATAATAATGTATATGAATCTGAATCTGGCCATGCATTAGAATTTGATGATACAAAAGGTGCAGAGCGTATTCATTTATATCACCGTTCAGGTTCTTATGTTGAATACGGCCCACAAGGTGATAGAGCAGAAAGAATACAGAGAAATAAGTTTACAGTAGTTATTGGTGATGATTCTGTATATGTCCAAGGCGATGTAAAATTGTATATTGATGGTAATGTTACCGCAGAAGTTGGTGGCAACTTACAAGCCACCATCAACGGAAATGTAACCGCTGATGTTGGTGGCCAAGCAGATATAACAGTTGGTGGAAACATCAATGCTACTGCACCAAACTTAAATTTAACTGGTGATTTAAATGTAACAGGTCAAGCAACAGTAAGTAAGAATGTATTGGTTGGCCAAGGAATAACAACAGGAACAGGTGGTGGCGGAGGCAATATGACAGTCAATGGTTCCGCTACATTCACTGGAGATGTAACGGCACAAGGAACTAGCCTGCATACTCACACTCATTCTGACCCACAAGGCGGAAATACTGGTCCTCCAAACTAGAATAAATAAACAATGGCAACCGTAGAAATAGAAACCCCACGAACTTTTAGAGACCTGGATTTGAATTTCACTATTCATCCAGTTAAAAAAGACATTAATACTCATAAAAATGAGTATGCGGTCATTAATTCGATTAAAAATTTAGTTTTAACTAATCACTATGAAAGACCATTTCAACCTGAATTAGGCAGTAATATTCGCCGTCTTTTATTTGAGCAAATTGAATCGGTTACAGCCGCACAAATAGAAAGAGAAGTGTCTGAGGTTATTGGAAATTTTGAGCCTAGGGCTAAAGTTTCTAGGGTAGAAGCAATACCTGCACCAGATGAAAATGGTTATAAACTTTATTTGGAATTTTTTATAATTAATAACCCAGCACCAATTACAATTAATTTTTTCCTAGAGCGGATACGATAAATGGCAGACCGTTTAAGAGTAACAGAATTAGATTTTGATACAATCAAAACTAATCTAAAAGCATTTTTAAAACAACAATCAGAGTTTCAGGATTATGATTTTGATGGCGCCGGCTTGTCGGTTCTATTAGATATTCTTGCCTACAACACTCATTATAATGCCTACTATTTGAACATGGTAGCCAACGAAGCATTTTTAGATACTGCTTTATTGCGTGATTCTGCCGTATCACATGCAAAAACTTTAGGATATACTCCATATTCTACAAGGTCTCCTGTAGCAATTTTGGACTTTACAGTAGAATCAAATAATACAACCTCTGGAACATGCACATTACCTGAAGGTTTTTCTTTTTTATCAAACCAAATTGATAGTAAAGCATATAATTTTGTGGTGTTAGAAGATACAACTGTTACAAAATCAAATACACAATATGTTTTTGAAAATCTTCAAATCTATGAAGGTCAATTAATTACATATTCATTTACATATGATGCTGGTTCAAATCCAAAATCTGTTTTTCTTTTACCTGATGCTGGTATTGATACAACTACAATTAAAGTTACTGTAACACCAAACGCTTCAAATACAGCAACAACAGTTTATGAAAAAGTTACCGATGTATTAAACATTACGGCCACTTCAGAAGTTTATTTTTTACAAGAGAGCCGTGGTGGTTTATTTGAAATATATTTTGGTAACGATGTTGTGGGTAAATCATTACCTGACGGTGCAATCGTATCAGTTACATATCTTGTTACATCTGGCACCGCAGCTAACAAAGCAAATAACTTTGTAGCAACAGCTTCTGTTACAGATTCTTTAGGCAGCTCATTGTCAAACTTCACAATTACTCCTCAAAGTGCTGCTTCTGGCGGTGCAGTAAGAGAAACAGTTGACAATATTAAGTTATCTGCAGCTGCACAGTTCTCAACACAAAATCGTTTAGTAACATATAAAGATTATGAGACATATATTCTAAACAATTATCCAAACATTGATTCTATTTCTGTTTGGGGTGGCGAAACAAATGAACCGCCAGTTTATGGTAAAGTTTTTGTCTCAATGAAACCAAAAGAGAATTATTATATCTCTGAGGCAGAGAAACAGCGTATCATTGACGAAATCATTACACCA